GACGTCGGGGTACTGCTACGAGGCGGCACAGCGACCCGATATGTTCAACGTGATCTCGGTCTCCTGCCTCGACCACCCGAACGTCGTCGAGGGCCGCGACGTCATCGAGGGCGCTGTCACCCTCGAGTGGGTCGACGAGATGCGGAAGCGGCACGGCGAGGACTCGCCGTTCTGGTCGTCGCGCGTCCTCGGCCGATTCCCGAAGACCTCGACGAACAGCCTCGTCACGGTCACCGAGCTGCTCGAGGCCGACACCCCGACGGGCGTCGACGAGGAGATGCGCATCGGTCTCGACGTTGCCCGGTTCGGAGACGACCGCTCGGTGCTCGTCGTGATGGACAAGACTCGCACGGTCATCGAGTGCCAGTCGTGGTCGCACGCCGACCTGATGCAGACCGCCGGGCGGCTGCGCGAGGCCATGCGCCGCCATGGCGTCCGTCCGGGGCGCGTCGGCGTCGACGTCTGCGGCATGGGCGCGGGGGTCGTCGACCGCCTCGCCGAGGACGGCGTGCGCGTGGTGCCCGTCGACTTTGGGGCGGGGTGCCTCGGCGACTGGGGCTCGGTGGTCGGCCGCGAGGCCGCCTTCACGAACCGGCGCTCCGAACTCCACTGGGTGGCGCGGTCGCTCATACGGGCGCGGCAGCTCCGGATCGGGCCACAATGGAAGGAGATCTGGGCCGACCTTGCAGCCCCGTCGTACTGGTTCGACGGTCGCGGTCGCATCGCGGTCGAGAGCAAAGATGAACTCAAGGCACGGATCAAGCGCAGCCCCGACTTCGCCGACGCCGTGCTCATTGCGCTCGGTGCCTCGGGCACCAGACGCCCGATGATTCAATGAACATATTCCAACGAATCGCGCTTGGCGTTCGGACGGCAGTGGCACCGGCGACGTCGGAGAAGTCGTACCCGATCCCGTCGTTCACCTTCTTCAATCAGCAGGCGCAGGGCGACGCGAACGTCACCAACCCCTACGCGCAGAGCCCGTGGGTCTACGCGGCGATCCGAGCCCTCGGCCGCTACACCGCGTCGGTGCCGATCGTCATCAAGAATGGATCGAAGCGCGGCGGCGAGGGCGAGCCTGTCGCCGACTCCGACCCGTGGCAGCGGCTCTTCGATAAGCCGTCGCCGCTCATGTCGACTTACGGCCTCCTCGAAGGCATCTCGTCATGGATGGACATCCACGGCGAGTGCTTCATCGTGGCGTTCGGCGAAGGCGCTGCGCCGTTCAAGCGCGGTCAGGTGCCGCGCGAACTCATGCTCCTCAACCCCGCCGCCATGCAGGTCGACGTCGACCCGCGCAGCGGACTGGTGCTCGGCTACAAGTATTCGCAGCCCCGCGGCGGCGTGGTCGCCTTCGCGGCCGACTCGATCGGCCACATCAAGACGTTCAACCCGACCGACCCGACGCGCGGCCTGTCGCCGATTCAGAGCGTGCTCATCTCGCTCGGCTTCGACGTCAAGGCGAACGCCTACAACTCGGCCCTCCTGTCGAACGGCGCTGACCCGGGCGGCATCCTCTACTCCGACCAACCGCTCGACGTCACCGAGGTTGAGGCCCTGCGGTCGCAGTGGGAGGACCGCCACAAGGGGTCGATCCGCGCGGCCCGGCTCGCGATCCTGTCCGGCGGTCTGAAGTACGAGCAGTCGAAGACCACCCCGAAGGACATGGCGTTCAAGGAACTGATGGACATGCACCGTCAGGAAATCCTCGCCGCCCTCGGCGTGAACCCGTTCGACGTCGCGCAGACGCCTGACTACAACCGCGCGTCGGCGCTCGCCGCTCGAGCGCAGACGTGGGAGAACACCGTCGTCCCGCGTTTGCGTCAGATCGAAGACGCGATGTGGTCGTGGCTGTTCGAGTCCTACTCGGTGAAGCAGCCGCGCGACACGTGGCTGACCTTCGACCTGACGGGCATCGAGGCCCTGCAGCCGAACATGACCGAGAAGGTCAATCAGGCCAACGCGCTCGTCATGATGGGCTACTCCCTCGATCAGGTGAACGAGCGGCTCGACCTTGGGATGGGACCAGCCCCCGAGGAACCCGCAGCGCCGCCTCCTGAGCCTCCCGCCGCGCCTCCGGCCCCGCCAGTCGAGGCCGACGCCCTGGTCGAACAGCGCGACTTCCACGCCTGCGCGAAGGCGTACCCGAAGCAGACCCCCGGCAGGTGCGCGGCGTACGTCGCCGCGTGCGTCAACTGCAGGAGCACAACGCCCGCGGCATCATCGAGCGGCTCCGCGCCCTGCCTCGATTCCGAGCGGTCGGCGACCTGCCCGAGCTGACCGGCGCGGAACTCGAATACGTGCTCGGCACTCCGGTGCAGTGGGCGGCGGACGCGCGCGACTACCTGAAGAACGCGATGGATCCCGTCGCCACCTACGCCCTGAACAGCGCGAAGGCGCAGTTCGGCGGCTTCGAGATCGTCGACATCACCGACCCCAAGTGGTACCAAAAGGCCGCGAATCAGACGGCCTCGATGGTGCAGGTCGAGACGGCCCGCCGCGAGTCGTTCCGGAAGTCGATCCTCGAGGTGTTCAGGACGGCCGGCGCTGGCGACATCACCGAGATCAGCCGCACGCTCGAGGCCAAGTTCGGTGCCGAGATCCCGTCGAACTCCGACACCGTTGCGCGCACCGAGTCGGCCATGCTGATCCAAAACGTCAAGGAAACCGCAGCGTCTGACGAGGGGTTCACGCACAAGACGTGGACCACCGCAGGCGACCTGTCCGTCAGGGCGTCGCATGCTGCGATCGACAACGAGACCGTGGCGATCTCCGACAAGTTCTCGAACGGCCTCATGTACCCGTCTCAGATGGGTGGCCCGCCGGAGGAGGTGATCAACTGCCGCTGTGACGTGGTCTACAGGGTGATCGACTAGTTCCGAAGGCCTCCATAATGAATCCCATGGACAAGCGCACGCTCCGACTGAAGGCGTCGGTCTCGGCTAAGGCCGACGGCATCTACCGCTTTATCGGCTCGACGGCTGCGGTCGATCGCGTCGGCGAAGTGGTCGAGCAGAACTGGAACCTCGAGAACTACAAGAAGAACCCGGTCATCTTGTACGGCCACGACCAGACGGGCCTGCCGATCGGCAAGGCCGTCAACGTCGCGGTCGAGAACGGCGCTCTGACCTTCGACGTCAAGTTCGTTCCGGCCGAGGTGTACCCGTTCGCAGGCACCGTCGAGGCGATGTACCGCGACGGGTTCCTGAACGCCGTCTCGGTCGGATTCATCCCCACCGACATCGACGGCAACACGATCAAGGCTGCCGAACTACTTGAACTCTCGGCGGTGCCCGTGCCCGCCAACCATGAGGCACTCATGCAGCGCGGTGCGCGCAAGATGATGCCCGTGTTCCGTGCGTTCGATCATGCCGAACTGGTCAAGACGATCGCCAACCGCGACGCCTTCGATCAGTTCTTTGCCGTGCTCGTGGAGAAGGCGATGAACGACGAAGACGAGAAGCCGAAGAAGAAGAGCCTGCCCGACCTCCTGACGCTCGTGCTCGAGGCGATCAGCGATCTCGAGGAGGGCGACGTCGAATCGGTGCGCAGCGACCTCGCCGCGATCTCCGCGATGATCCAGATCATGATCGACGAGAGCACGCCCGAGGACGTCATCACGCCCGAAGGCGATGTCGTTGAAGGCGACCCCGGTGCGGGTGAAGACGTTGGTGAAGGTGGCAAGTCCTTCGCCGACCTCGTACTCAAACAGCTCGGTGCGCCTGCGGCGCACTCGATCGAATCGGTCTTGGCGGATTCCGACGCAGTGTCGGCGATTCTCAAGGCCATCGGAACTCCGAAAGAAAAGGGAGTTTGACATGACTGATCACGTGAAAGCGATCGTGGACGGCGTCCGTCCGATGATCGAAGTGGTCGACGCGAAGGCCAAGGCCCTCGAGGCCCGCGTCGACGACCTCAGCAACCAGATGCGTTCGCGCAGCTCGTTGCCGGGCGTCGAGCCGAAGAAGTTCTCGTTCGCCAAGGCGATCCACGCCATCAAGACGGGCGACTTCTCGAACGCCGGGTACGAAGCCGAAGTGTTCGGCGAGATGAGCAAGAAGGCTCTCTCGTTCGGCACCGCGGCGTCCGGCGGTTACTTGGTTCCGGACGAAGTTCGTTCGGACCTGTTCGTCGGTGCGACCCGCGCGAACAACGTCCTCTTCTCGACGAACGTGCTCCGCGTGACGTCGCAGGGCGGTGCGCCGATCCGCATTCCGAAGATCTCGGCCGGGCACGCTGGCGGCTGGATCGCGGAAAACGGCTCGAACTCGGCGGCTGACCAGACCTACGCCGAAGTCGCCCTGACGCCCTACCGCGCCTTCGCGGCGACCCTCATGTCGAACACGCTCATCCGTCGCGACGCGGCCTCGGCCGAAACGGTGGTGCGTGCCGACCTCGAAGCGGCCGTCTCGGAAACGCTGCTCAAGGGCTACCTCGTCGGTTCGGGCTCGTCGAATCAACCGTCCGGGTTGACCGTCATGTCCAATACGACCTCGGTGACGGGCTCGTCGGCGAACGCGGCAACCGCCCTTCAGGCGCTCATCCGCGGCATGCAGAAGATCGAAGAGAACCAGGGCGACCTCGGCCAGTGCATCTTCGTGATGCACCCGCGCGTGTGGTACTACCTGCTTTCGGCGCTCTACCAACCGGCGATCGGCACGCAGGCCAACACGGCTGTGTTGACGAACCAACTCCCGGTCGGGTTCTCCTCGGCGGTGTTCGGTCTGAACCAAGTCGGCCAGAAGACGATCATGGGCATCCCCGTCTACCTGACGACCGCAATGACGATCACGAACAACTCGGCTGGTACGCAAGACACCGGCACGGTTCTCCTCTACCAACCGTCGAACACGATCTTCGCCGAGTTCGGCCCGATGGAACTGCTCGTCACGAACGCGGGTTCGACGCTCGGCCTCGCCGATCAGACCCTCGTGCGCGTCGTGCAGGAAGTCGACTTCAACGCGCGCATCGCCGCTCAGGTCGTCAAGATCACCGGCATGACCGCTGGCGACGAGTGATTCATGGACCTGACCACGGCAGCACGGGTTGCGACGTTGGTTGTGCCGGGGGAGACCGCTCCTCGGCATTCAACACTGTCATCGGTCAGGTCATCACGGCCGTGTCCGCCGCGGCCGAGCGGTACTTGGGGAGGTGGGCGCAAACCACCTCTCGCACCGAGTACTTCACGGTGTCGCCGGGGAAGCGCGTGTACCGCATGCGCGCCTTCCCGGTGACCACGTTGACGTCGGTTTACCTCGACGTCGACCAAGCCTTCGGGGCCGACACGGCACTCACGTCGGACGACTACTTCAACCCGACGCTCTCGAACGACGGCATCTTCGCGCTGAAGTTGTGGCCTGCCGTCGGCGAGGTCGACGCGCCTAGCGCCCTCAAGGTGACCTACACCGGGGGCATGGGGACGACCACCGCCAACTTCATCAGCGGCTACCCTGACATCGCGCACGCCATCGACCTGCAGTGCGCGCACATCTACCACACTCGGAACTACGCGGGCACGCTCTCGCAGAGCGGCGACAGCGGCTCGGTGTCGATCCAGACGGTCGACTGGTTGCCCGAGGTGAAGGCCACGCTCGACCGCTATCGGGTCCGAGCGCTGTGATTCGGATCGAGTTCCAAAACTCGACCGAGATCGGCAACGTCATCCGACGGCTCGGCGAGCGCGCCACGCCGATCATGCGCCGCGGGTTTATGCGCATATCGGGCGAGTTCCTGTTGGTCTTCAAGACCACCCGCCTCCGCGGTCGTCCGGGTCTCGTGCGCCGCTCGGGCAACCTGACCCGCCAGTTCGACCAACGCACCGCGGTGAAGGAGTCGGGCAACGCGCTCGCGGAACTGCGCACGACGATCGGCGTCTACGACCGCAAGACGGTGCAGTACGCGCGCGTGCACGAGTTCGGCACGGTCGGCGCTGGCGGCCGGCTCCCGGACATCGTGCCGCGGAAGGCCAAGTTCCTGCGGTTCCCGATCCGCGACCCCGGCACGGCGACCCGCCCGAAGGCGCGGTCGTCGAACATCGTGGCGTGGGTCAGCACGAAGAAGGTCAAGATCGAACCCCGCCTCGGCTTCTTCGCGACGTGGGCGCGGTTCACCAAGACCGACGTGCCGAAGTATCTTGAGCGCATGGCCAACGACCTGATCGACGAGTCGGTGCGCAAATGAAGGCGACGCTCACCCTCACGAACAACACGGGCACCTCGGTGCCTGCGGGCTATTCCGTCGACGTTTTGCAGCCGACTTCATTCAGCCACGTCGCGCTGGTCGCGGCCCTGCGCTCGAAGTGGAACGGCTACGACATCCGGGTGCTCGACTCCGACGGCACCGTCGCCGGGCTGTCGTCGATCGCCGCGGTGAACACGTCGGCCTGCCGCCTGATCTTCAACCTCACGAAGGCGCTCGCTGCGAGCGGCGGTTCGACGGTCTACACGGTCGAGTTCACCGACCTGTCGCGCGTCCTCAACCCGGCGACCGCCACGGCGGGGTCGACGGTCACGAGCCGCGGCGTCACCCTGACGGCGTCGTGGTCGATCCCGGCCGTAACGCTCCCGGTGCCCGGATACCCCTACTCGTTCACCCGAATGGACAACGTCGACGAGCTGACCTACCCGCAGTTCCCGACGACCCGTCGGGCGGTGCGCAACACGAACCCCATGACGGTCATCGACTGCGCGTGGGCCGCGATCGCGCCCGAAGAGTTCTGTGAGATCCGCGCCTTCAACCACGCCTACGGCGGCGGCTCTGGGACGTTTACAGAGGCGGCCGTGCCGTGGCTTGAGGCAGGAACGTACCGGACGCAGCCGAACAGCCTACGGGCCGTTCAGGACGCCCGCCTGTCCTACAAGGCGTGCCTCGTGATTCAGAAGGTTCCGCTATGACGACCGCTTACCGTGAGACCGTCCTTGCCGCGCTCGCGGGCAAGCTCGACGACATCGTGACGGACAACACGCGCTCGTGGGCGCAGACGGTCGCGCCGCGGGTGGTCCGGGTGAAGCAGAACGCCGAGGCTCTGCCGCTCGTCCCGACCTGCTACATGGGCACGAAGGACGAGGCGATCGACCGCCGCGAGGCCACCTCGAACTACCTCCTCTACAACCGCACGTCCTGACCGTCCTGCTCGAGTACTACGTGCAGGCATGGGACGTCGACCTCGCGTGCTCGGACATCGTGCACGACGTCGAGCTGGCGTTGGCCGACTGGCGGCTCGGCGGCGCTGTCGACGACATGGCGATCACGGCCGAGCGGACGCTGATGGGCGAGCCGGGACAGCCGCTCTGCGGGGTCGAGTTTACGGTGGTCGTAAGATATCGAACGTCATCCGCGAGCCCGTCTACGAGGCTCTGAGGCACCACACATGGCACTGAACAACGTCCTCCTCGCTCGCCTTTGTCAGATCGGCGTGGTCGCCGAGAGCACCCGTGGCACGTACGCCGCTCCGACCTACACGAACGCGACGACGAATGACTACAAGTTCCTCGCGCAGAACATCTCGGTCACCCTCAATCAGACCCGGTACGACCGCGACCCGCAGTGGCAGAGCCTCACCAAGTACAAAGGCATCGTCGGCAAGCAGCCGGTGACCGTCTCCTTCTCGGTCGAGTGCCGCCGAACGGGCACGACGACGACGGCCAATGCTTGGTTCACGCTCCTTCAGGGCTGCGGCTGGAAGGACGTGGGATCGGGTGCCATCGAATACAAGCCGACCTCCCTCTACGCCGACATGAAGTGCCTCTCGATGGAAATCATCATCGGCGGCCGCGGCATCGGCGCGAACGGTTTGGCCGTCAGCGTCAAGGGTGCGATGGGCAACGTGACCTTCACGGGGTCCGTCGGCTCGGTGCTGATGGCGAACTTCACGTTCCAAGGCGTTCTCGAGGCCGTGGCTGACGCGACCATGCAGAACGTGACCCACGAGTCCGGCGTGCCTCCGATCTTCCAAGGCATCGCCTACTCGTTCCAAGGAAGTGCCACCAACATGGCGCTGACGACGTTCTCCTTCGACACGGGGAATGTGCTCGCCGAACGCGAGTCGGTCAACGCGGCCACGGGATGCCTCCATTACGTGATCACCGACCGCCGCCCGACCGGAACGATCGATCCTGACCTCGGCCTAGAGGCCGACGACTCCAACAACCTGCACGACCTTTTCGTCAACAACACCGAGATCGCGCAGACGTTCGACCTCACGGGCGTCGCAGTGTTTACGTTCCCGAAGACGCACATCACTGCGCTCACGCACGGAAACCGAAACGGAATCCTGACCGCCAACCTGACCTTCGAGGTGGTCCACACGACCACCGACTCCGAAGCCAGCATCGCGTTCGATTGATGAAAGGAGGGCATCGCCGTGCCCATCGCCTTAGATCCGCGCCGCGAGACAAAATATGTTCTCGCGTGCGACCGTGCGTTGCCTGCTGAAAAGCAGACCAAGTTCGTCATCCGTCCTCTCACGATCCGTCAACATGCCGAGTGGCAGGACTCGATCATGGGCTACGACGCCGAGACCAAAGAGGTCAAGACGAACTACTACAGCAACATCCTCACGCTGCTGCGGTTCGGCCTGATCGGCTGCAACGACTTCTTCGACTCCGAGGGACGCGAGGTTCGGTTCAGCATGAAGAACCACGTCGTCGCCGACGACTTCCTTGAGCGCCTTTCGCCGGAGCACCGCTACGAGATCGCCACGGCGATCAAGGATCTGGAGCACCCCGTCGGAGTCCGACTTGGGGGGCTTATCCTCGGCGCAGCAGTAGCGGCTGGCGCGCTCGAGCAGGACTGCCGCAGGTGCGTCCATTCCGAGCAGCTCCGCAAGCAGTGGGGCTGCGACGGCCCTGCGTCCGTCCCGTTCGCGTACCTCACATGCGAGCGGTGCTTCGGGCGCGACCGCAAGTGCGACCTGTGCAAGGGCAACCCCAAAGGACGACCGCATACCGTCTGCCCGAACAAGAACCGCAACCATTCGATCGGGCTTGCAATCTCGTCGCACGCTCTGCTTGAGGCGGGTCTTCTACCCGTCGAAGGCGGCATAATGGATCAGACGCAGGCGTGGTTGGTGTCGATGCAGATCATCGGCAGCGAGCAGGCCAAGCACCGAGAATCCGAATGGGAAATGACTCAATCCTCCAAGTCGTCATCAAAGTAAAAGACGAGATGACCCCGGTGATCACGAAGATCGGCCGGGGGTTCACGTCCTTTATCAACGATGCGGTGGGTCTAGCGAAGAAGTTCTTCACGAGCTTCTCGATGCAGGCGTTCAAGGGCGTCGTCGACGGCATCAAAAAGGTCGGCGAGGCGTTCCAGTGGGCGGGGCAGAAGTTCAACGAGTTCGCACCGGACGCTAAGAAGTATCAGGCAACCTTCAGCGTCAAGGAGGCCATGGCCCTGCGCGAAGGCGCGGAGGCGTTCAACAGGCTCGGCGCGGCGTGGGATAAGTTCGTCGGCCAGCTGCTGTCGAAGGGCGGCCTGCTCGTCAGCTTCTTCGACGACCTGACGCGACGGTTCAAGCAGGTCACCGACGGGCCGCAGTTGACAGAGGTGGGCGCGGCGCAGGCCGAGCTGCAGAAGTTGCGGGACCAATACCGCACCTTCCAAGGCAAGCCAACGACCGAGGCGCAGCTGAACTCGCCCTACTACCAAGGCATGCTTCGTGCCGAGGATGAGGCAATCAGGAAGGCCGAAGAGCGCGTCAAGTTGGCCGAGCAGAGATACGCCGTCGAGAAACAGATCCTCGATGTTCAGAAGGAGCAGCTTGCAGCCGCGGCGCAGGCGGCCCGCGACCCGCAGGTCAAAGACGCTCTGAAGGGTCTGCGCGAGTATTACAGGCTCTCGCAGGAGATCGAGGACACCATCCTCCTCGAGGATCTTGCAAACGCTTGGGCCGCCGTCGGACGCCAAGAAGAATGGGCGAACCAACAACTCGAACGACGCAAGGCGTTGGACAGAGAAGTCGGCGAGGGCCTGCGCGGTTTGAAGTCGGTCTTCAAAGAGATTGCCGACTTCGAGCGTGAATACTGGACCGACTCATGGGATTCGATGTGGGACGAGATCGACGCGCGCGAAGCCAAAGCGGCCGAAGATCAAGCGCGGCGATTGCAGGAGCGCAGCGACCTGCTCAAGGAAGCCCTTGAGCGCGACCGTCAGCGCAACGAGGAAGCCTTCCAAGCCTACAAGAAGCGGGTCGACGAGCTCGATGCCTCGATCACCGCTTCAGCGCAGATGATGTCCGATGCCTTCATCACGAACTTTGAGGCCGTCATCGACGGCACGAAGTCAGTGGCCAAGGCGTTCACCGACATGGTCGGATCGATCCTGTACGACACGGGCCGCATGATGGCGTCCGAGGCCCTGACCGGATTGTTCAAGAGCCTGATCGGCAGCGCCCTAGGTTCGGCAGGCGGCACGCCCGAACGCACGGTCAATCAGGCGGGAGACATACCGTCGTACATTCCGAGCGGTTCGGCTGGCCGTCGGACGGGCGCTGTCGTGATCAACGTGAACGGCGCACGCGACCCCGGCGCTGTGGCACGCGAAGTCCGCACGGCGGTCATGAACCTTGCCTCGTCGGACGCAGGCGTGCGTCGCCGGTTGCAGATCACATGACGTCGATCCTGTCGAACATCACGTTCACGGGGCAGACGGCACCGTACTCGGGCGAGTTCTGGCCAGTCGATCAGGAGTTCCCGTTCACCTCGATCACGGGCTACTGGAAGGTCAACGCTGAACGGCTTGAGTGCCGCACGCCTCTCATGGCGACGGCCATCATTGCGCCACCATACAACGGCGCATTCAGCCCCTACCTTGCGCGCACCTCGATCTGCCGATTGAAGTCTTCGATCTGGACTCAGGCGTTTCACCTTCCGGGCAAGCCGAACGGTGGACGCCGCATCACGGTGCAGGTCGACATCACGATGCCGTCGACGTTCCCTCTCACGACCACCGCCGTCGACGACGACATGCACGTCGGACTTATGTACCTCGGCGAGTCGACAGGCAAGGGCTTCTGTTGGCTGTTTCAGAACCTGAACGACGGCGGCACGGTGCGGCTGACGCACGCCTACGTCACTGGCACCACTGCCGTGCCGACGCAGTTCGGTCCGTCGGTGTCGATCGCGACGTGGGCGGCCGGGTCGACTCACACGATGAAAACCGAGGTGCACCTGTCCGTTGCGGGCGACGTCGTCGACTCGACCCTGTTCATCGACGACGTGCCGCAGCTCACCTTCGCGGCCGTCAGCGCGCCGCTTTACAACTACCTGTTCGGCGTGCAAATCTCTTCGTTCGCGTCGAAGAACTTCTATCAGGGACTGGTCTGCCGGAACTTCACCGATTCGGATACGGTTGCAGGGAGCTCAGATCCGACTCCGGCGGCGTGGACCACCTACCTCGATCCCTACGTCAAATATCTTTTGCCTATCCTTCGTCGTATCGATGGCACTACGGCAGGATAGAACATCGCCTTCGACAAGTTCATCGTGCGCGACATCAACCCCGCCACGCTGCTGCCGCCGCTCGATTCGGAGCCGGTTCTCGCGGCCGACTTCGCCGGGTACACGCAGATCTCGACGGCCATCGAGAACAACACGACCTCCGACACGCTGACGGTTGCGCCGTCGTACAGCCAACCGATCGACGACCAGTGGGAGGTCAACGAGTTCAACAGCGACGGAGGCTACACGACGACCTTCTCGGCGACGACGCGCCGCCGCCGTCGGTGGGTTCTGAACTGGGTGGCGATTCCGTCGTCGGAGAAGGACACGCTTGTGGCGCTCACGACCTCGGTGCAGTCGCGGTTCCGGTCGTTCGGATGGTCGGACCCGGACACGCTCGAAAGCCTGAACGTCCGGTTCACGACCGACATGCGCGTCGAGCGCGTGCAGTACGCCGTGTACAACTGCTCGGCTACGGTCGAGGAGGTCTTGGGCTAATGCCGCAGAACATCGACTCCTCGCTCGTCTCCCTTAAGAATCTCCTGCACTCGCAGAACGGTTGGGTCTACCTCTTCCTGATCGACTTGGACGGCTCGAACAAGGCCGCGCTCGTCGGTCACGACACGACCGTTGTGCATGCAGGAATCACCTATCAGGCGTTCCCGATCTCGCTAGGCAGCTGGAACCGCGACGTCGACGGCAACCTGTCGCAGCCCGTGGTGACGGTGTCGAACCTCTCGCGCGAGATGGCCAACTATCTCGAGGCGGGCGGCCTGCTCGACCGCCGCGTGCGCATCTACGCCAAGAACCTTGGCAGCACGGCGGTGCTCGAGTTCGGCGAGTGGCGCGTCATCGAGGCCACCATCAACCTCGACGTCGCGACGTTCCGCATCGGCGTGTACCAGTTGTTCGACGCGCCGTTCCCGGCTCGTCGGCAGTTCCGGAGCCGCTGCGACTACCAGTACGGTGGCACGGAATGCGCCTACCAGATCTCGCTGCCGAACCTGATCTCGTCGACGAACCCGAACTTCGACGGCTCGACCTGCGACTACACGATCGGCGGCGACAACGGCTGCCGCGCGCACGGCCTGAATGAGGCCGCGAACGGTCAGTTCAAGCACACCCGGCCCGCTTCGGCGGGTTCCCCGGCATTCCGAAGGGGCCTGCCCGTGTCTGAAATCGCGCACGAAAAGTGGCACGACCTGCTCGGTCAGCCGCACGAACCGCTCGGCTGTTGGCTGCTCGTCGCCGAGATGTACCGTCGCCATGGCAAGATCATCGCCGCACACCCCGCGGCGTATCTCGGAGGCAACGGCTGGACGCGCGTCGACGTCGACAACCCCGAGCCTCTCGACATCGTGGTGCTCGGCAAGGACGGGGTGATCAATCACGTGGCCCTGTTCATCGGCAAGAACAAGGTGCTGCACTCGGTCGAGGGTTCGTGCGTGCGCGTCGACTCCTACGAGTCGATCCGCAAGACGGGCAACGTCATGTGGGTCGGCAGGCCAGGCGACGTGGGCGACGCGCCGATGTTGCCGATGGATCTCGACGGCATCACGGTGGTGGAGGTGCCCGACGTGCTCAGCCCGTCGCAGCGCACCGTACGGCAGAGCCGCCCCGGCATGCGCGTCCGCGACTACGCGCCCACGTGGGCCGAGGGCTTCCTAGACCTGCACGGGCCGTCGAAGGACTGGGACCGCGTCGCCGAGCGCGGCGAACTGCTGCTGTTCTTCGCGACCCCGGCCGGGCCGGGACTCACCGTCGCGACGGTCATGACCGACATCTTCATCGGCTTCGGGCTGATGGTCGCAGGCATGGTCCTGCAGAAGGTTGTCGGCGCAAGGTCAGGCCGAGCCCCAAGAAGAGGGGAGGCCAGGGTTCGACCTCGAAGGGTTTCGCAACACGTCGACGGTTGGCATTCCGCAGCCTGTCGTTTACGGCGAGCACAAGGTTGCAGGAAACATTGTCTCGGCATTTCAGAGGGTGGACGCCGACGGGCGTCGGCAGCTGTACATGCTGCTCATGCTCTCGCGTGGGCCAGTCCAATCCATCGGCGGTCTCGACTCGGATCAGGATGATCTCGTCGGCGCTGCGATTCCCGACTCGATACAGATAAACGGGAACCCGGCGTCGAACTACACGGTCTCGGTTTCGACGCGCTTAGGGTCGTCGAATCAAGAGCACATCCCCGGCTTCGACGAGACGATCAGCAGCATCGGCGTGAACGCCACGCTGTATCAGTCGCAGCCCTACGTCTACACGACTTCGGATGCGGTCACCGCGGCGGAGGTTCTAATCCTCTTCCCGCAGGGCCTCTACACGGTCAACTCGTCCTCGACGGTCGCGACGTTCAAGATTCGATTCCGCGAGCAGGGGACGACGTCGTGGACATCGCTGCCGCAGAAGATCGTCGGCGGCGGCATCCCGGTCAGCGCGGGCGCGCAGACGGCGATCAACAACGCCACGCTCGCGGTCATCAAGAACAGCCGAGCCGAGGTGTCGGCGCTGTATCGCATTGACTTCCCGGCCGAGAAGACCTACGAGATTGAGGTCGAGCGCCTCTACCCCGGCTATCCCGACGGCGCGAACACCACGACTCAGTCGACGCTGTACGAGGTCAACGAGATCACCGGCGACCGCCTGACCTATCCGGGCAAGGCGCTGCTCGGCCTGATCGCAACGGGCAGCGACACGATCGGCACCTCGATTCCGAACGTCACGTCGGTCGTCAAGGGTCGCCGCGTCTACGTCTGGGACGGCGTCTCGACGACCAACCCGAACTTCACCCAGCAGTGGACGCAGAACCCGGCTTGGGTGGTCCTCGACATCCTCCTCGACAAGAACTACGGGCTCGGCCGCAACGGCCAACTCACGCTCGACAACATCGACCTGCAGTCCTTCAAGGACTGGGCGGACTACGCCGACACGATCCCCGAGGTCGGCAACGGCGTCCGTGCCCAATGCGACCTGCTCGTCGACTCGGCGACGTCGGGGTGGGATCTCGTCTCCTCGCTCGCGACGTCGCACTTTGCCCGGCTGCTGTTCGTCGGGTCGAAGGTCACGGCCATCCCGGACAACGCCAAGACCGTCACGGGCGTGTTCTCGATGGGGAACGTGCGTGACTTCGCCGTGCAGTACCTCGGCAACCGCTCGAGGCCGAACGCCGTCGAGGTGCAGTACTACAACGCCGCCACGAACTACGAGGCCGAGCAGGCCCTGCAGGTCGAGTCGGCGGCGCTCGTCGCCGGTGAGGCCGTCCGCAAGGAGTCGATTTCCGGCACCGGAATCACGCGCGCGATTCAAGCCAACCGACTCGCCAAGCGCCGCATCCTCATTGCCTCGAACGTGAGCCGCACCGTCGAGTTTAGTGTCGGCATCGAGGGTATCGCGGTGATGCCGATGGACGTGGTGCGGATTCAGCACGACGCCTCGAACAAGGGCAAGGGCGGCCGCATCCTCGCGGTGAACTCGGCTTCGTCGATTCAGATCGACACGCAGGTGCTGACGGCCGACCTGTCCGGCGCGACGGTCTACATTCGCGTCGTGTCGAACGGCGTCGACACCGTTATCAGCGGCACGCCGACCGGAACCGATCAGGCCGAGCATTCGACGATCACGTTCTCGACGCCGCTCGGAGTGACGCCGACGGTAGGTGACCCGTACGGCTACGGCGCTGTCGGCGCGACGGGTTGGCCGAAGCTCTTTCAGGTGCAGTCCGTCACGCACAACGAGGACTTCACCCGCCGGATCACGGCGACCGAATACAACTCGACGGTTTACACCGACGACCCCGGCGAGATCGAGACGTTTACGGACATCATGCCCGACCCTCGGGCGATGCCTGCGCAGGTCACCGGGCTGCGCGTCTACGAGGAGTTCCCCGAGGGCTGCGCCGGAGCGTGCGGCCTCAGCGCGCGTCCGCGCGGAATGGCGGCTCGAAACGGCGTGGCAGAAGGCCGACGTCTGGTACGGGGTGGTCGGCGGCGACGGCCAGGACTGGGAGTACGTCGGTCGGTTCCAAGAGTCGGCGACGTTCGACGTCGAGCCCGACCAGACCTACAACGTCAGGGTCGTGCCCGTCTCGGCTCAGGAGACGCGCAGACGGCCCGACAACGCCGTCGAGGCATTCGTCTACCCGCGCGGCGACCGAACGCCCCTAGCCCGCCTGCGGCCGTCTACGCGACCGTCGCGAATCAGGTGCTGCACGTGCTCATCAAGCCGCCGTCCGGTCAAACAGTCGACGGGTACGAGATCCGTTACGCATCGGGTTCGGGTTCAATCTTTGGCGGCGAACCTAGGCTGGGCTTTACGCGCTCCGATACGTTCACGGTTGCGTGCCCGTCGACCTCTACTTTCTATCTGCACGTGCGCTCGAGGACGGCGCGCGGCGTCCTGTCGGAATCTTCGACGACGCTGCGGGTCGACCCGACAGCGCCGACCTCGATCTACACGACAAAGCAGAACATCGCCGACACGGGGTTCCCCGGCAGCAAGTCGAACACGGCCGTCACATCGGGAAGTCTGTTCCTGTCGGGATCGAACCTGTCCGGCACGTACGTCTCGACAGCGTTTACGTCGACGGGCAACCGCGCGTGGTGGCTCGTCTCGTCGACGCTTGACCTCGTCGAGCGCACGTGGGACGAATCCGGCCGCGCGTGGGCCGACTGCGACGAGACGTGGGCGACGGCCTACCTGACCGGCGAAGAGGTCGGCCCGAATCCGACGTGGGCCGAGGCGGGTTGGGAATGGGGCGGGACGATCGGCTCGGTGATGAAGTGGTCCGGCTGGCCGGACGTCATCGACGCGCTGACGCCGACCGTCGAGACCCGCATCAACGGCGGCTCGTACACCGAGATGGTGACGCTCGAGGCCAGCTCGATCACGAGCGGCGACGTGCGCGTCACGCTGCGGCGACCTCATGATCGGTACGAGCCGAAGGTCACGGCGATCGACGGCCGCCTTTCGGAATGGGGGTGGCGCTGCTGATCCCGGCTCGGGCACGGCGTACTGGGGTTCGTTCTGGTCGACGCAGGATCAGTCGGCAACCTCGGCCAACACGGCCTACGCGATCACTCTCAACAACACCGACCCCGGCTCGACGGGCGTCTCGGTGGTGTCGAGTTCGCACATCGAGGTCGACAACGACGGCACGTACGACATTCAGTTCAGCGCGCAGTTCGCGCACTCCGGCGGGTCAGATGCGGACATCGACCTTTGGCTGTCGAAGAACGGCACGAACGTCGCCGACACGAACTCGAAGTTCACGATCAAAGGTGGGCACGAGTCCGTTCAGGCGTGGAACTTCGTCGTCACGGCCGACGCAGGCGACTACTTCGAGCTGAAGTGGTCGACGACCGACACGGGCGTGACGATCGAAACCTTCGCCACGGGCACGACGCCGACGCGACCGCTGACTCCGTCGGTGATCGTGACGGTCACGCCCGTCGCCAACTTCCTCACGGGTCCGCAGGGCGCGACCGGGTTGACGGGAAGCCAAGGGCCGCAGGGGGCCAAGGGCGATACCGGACCTCAAGGCGCTCAAGGAGCTCAGGGAGATACCGGAGCGCAAGGACCGCAGGGCGACGAGGGCAAGGAAGGACCGTCAGGAGCGACGGGTCCTCAGGGCGCTACGGGCGCGCAAGGAGCTCAGGGAGCCACGGGTGCCCAAGGTGCCCAAGGTCAGGGTCCACAGGGCGCGAAAGGCGATACAGGACCTCAGGGCGCAAAGGGAGACACGGGACCTCAGGGCGCGAAAGGCGACACCGGAGCCACCGGACCACAAGGTGCAAAGGGCGATACCGGGCCTCAAGGATCCGACGGTCCACAGGGTGCAGTCGGCAGCCAAGGACCGCAAGGCGCGACCGGGCCACAAGGTGCAAAAGGTGACACAGGATCAATCGGTCCGCAGGGCGCGAAGGGTGACACGGGACCGCAAGGTGACATCGGACCTCAAGGCCCTCAAGGAGACTCGATCACCGGACCGCAAGGCGCAATCGGTCCTCAAGGCCCGCAAGGCCCTGCGGGTTCTGGCAGCGGCACGACGGCTCTCTACGATATTCTGAAGACGGTTACGATAGGGATCTAATGCTCACCATCGCGGCCACAACCCAGACGCTCGAAGCACTGCTCGGCGGTGCCGTCGCCACGACGCAGCCCGCTGCGGTCGTCTCGTACGCCGAGCACACGACCACGACGTACGTGGCGAAGGTGCAGCACACCGACCTGAACGGCACGACGGCCGTGACGGTGCTCGCCGCCCCGGCCTCGTCGACCGAGCACGTGGTTCGTGGGCTGACGATCTCGAACGTCGACACGGCCGCGATCACATTGACGGTGCGCCTGAAAGACACGAGTGGCTCGACGGTGTACCGCACCCTGTTCAAGGCGACTCTCTCGGTCGGCGACACGGCTGCCTACGACGACGACGGCTGGTACGTCATCGACAACACTGGCGCGCGCAAGGGCATCGGTGCGACGGGTGCTCAAGGCGCGCAAGGCGTGCAAGGTTCACAAGGACCTCAAGGCGCACAAGGTGCTCAGGGCTCGCAGGGACCGCAGGGTGCTAAGGGTGCGGACGGTGCTCAGGGACCCCAGGGCGCGAAGGGCGATACAGGCGCGGCGGGACCGCAGGGTGCCGACGGCGCTCAAGGAGCGCAAGGTCCTCAGGGAGCAAAGGGTGCCGACGGCGCGCAGGGTGCTCAAGGTGCGGCAGGCGCACAAGGTCCCCAAGGAGCAAAGGGCGACACAGGGCCTCAGGGCGCAACTGGCCCGCAGGGTTCGACGGGTGCAACTGGCCCGCAAGGCGCAAAGGGCGACACAGGGCCTCAGGGCGCAACTGGCCCGCAGGGTTCGACGGGTGCAACTGGCCCGCAAGGCGCAAAGGGTGACACCGGGCCACAAGGCGCAACTGGCCCGCAGGGTTCGACGGGCGCGACCGGGCCACAAGGGCCGGAAGGCGGCACTTCGACGCTGACGACAAAAGGCGACATCCTCACGCGCAACGCTTCCGCGCTCGCTCGCCTCGGCGTCGGCACCGACGGCTACTATCTCAAGGCTGACAGCGGTCAGACTACGGGCCTCGTGTGGGCGGCGGCGACGTTCACCTCGCCTCTCACGACGAAGGGCGACATCTTCACGCGCACCGCTTCGGCAGACTCGCGGCTCGCGATCGGCACGGACGGGTATATCCTCTCGGCTGACTCGGCGGAGACAACGGGTCTGAAGTGGATCGCGAACAGCGGCGGCGGCGGTGGAACGTCCGCGCCTGATTACATGTTCTTCTTCAACGGGATTATCTGATGGCAACGAGCGCACAATACAGCGTCGCACCGACGGTCGAGATCTCTCAGCGTCTCAACGGCAAACGCGAACCGCGACGGAAGCGGGACGACGGTCGAAATCGCGGCGGGGCCTTCGACGGCTCAAGGGAGCGGCGTCGGCAAGCGCATAATGGCAGTCTTCGTGCAGGCAACGGGAACGACGACCGCAGGCATGATTCGGTTCTTCCTTTCGACCGACGGAGGAACAACGAAGCGGCTCATCGCTGAGACCATCATTCCCTCCGTGACGGCTTCGGCGACGGCAGCGGCGTATGCCGTAAACGTTCCCGTGCTTGCCGATCTTGTACTGCAAGGTCAAGTCTCATCGGCTTCGTGCAAGTTATACGCATCGACGGAGAAGGCCGAGACGTTCAACATCCACGTTTTCGGAAGCACCTACTGATGAACGACGGAGTCATGAGAGGAACGGGAGCAAACGCCAAGGGTCTTCGCATCCCGTGCCAGTGGCAGTTGATCGAAGTGACGCAGACGATTCCGTTCCTGCATCACGCGAAATATGTAACTTTTTTCGTCGTGGGTGCAGGCGGCGGAGGTGGAAGCGGTCGAATCGCAAGTGGAACAAATGCCGGAGGAGGCGGGGTGGTTCGGGAGGTGGCTTTAAAGTCTACTATCGTCTACCCGTTGAGTTGCTCCATTTGCAGGGGGCCAATCGCATGATCTGCACGGTCGGAGCAGGCGGCACAGGTGGCACCGCTCCAACAACCGATGGAACATCAAACGCCGGAACGGGCGGTGGCACTAGTCAAATATCGTTCAACCCGTTCGTCATTATCAGCGCAAACCAAACCTACAACTCATCGATCTATGCGGGTAGCAGCGGCGGTGGCAGTGCCGGAGGCACAGGCAACGTGAGCGGTGGAAATCCTGGAAATGGGCTAAACGGATATGCAGGAGCCGTCGGAGGAACTGGGACTACAGGTTCAGGTGCAACGTCATCGTATGGATTTGGCACGTTTCCTGCCAACAATGGAATGAGCGGTGGGGCTGGTGGATCCGGAAAAACTCACAGCAGCACGTCGAAATAAATCCCGGTCAGATCATGGGCGATGTTTCGGCTTCGTCCATTAATCTTGGCTATGGACGCGACGGCATCGCCTCGCAAGTGATCGGCCAAAAGTTTTGGGACTGGGTTCTTAAACAGAAAACGCCTCCTGATCCGTGGACACCGTGGTACGCCTACGGCGGCGGTGGCGGTGGTTCCGGCGGCGAGACCGCGACGAGCGGTGCAGGCGGAGCAGGCGGCGCGGGCTTCCGTGGCACTGGTGGTGGTGGCGGCGGCGGAGCCGCATCAACTGCAGGCGGAGGAGGCGGCAAAGGTGGCAACGGTGCGATCCTGATTTGTTGGGAGTTTGAATGAACGACCGATGGGCACTCGTCGATGCCGACGGCATCGTTTCCAACGTCATCATTTGGGGCGGCGGCGAATCGCTCTGGCCCGACATGACTACCAGTCCAACTCGACGCCGACGAACGCTGCGCGCCCGGGTGGACGTACGACGCGAACGCCACGCCGCGCTTCATCGAGCCGACCCCACCGACAGAGTAGGATTTAAGCCATGGCCGACATCATTACGATCAACTCGTCTGACACGCTCGCGGCGTCTCAGTCGACCATCAACACGAACTTCGCCAACCTGCAGAACCTGTTCAGGTCGGCGACCGCCCCGGCCTCCCCGGTCGCCGGGCAACTGTGGCTCGACACCTCGTCGGGCAACGTCCTGAAGATCCGCAACGCCGCCAACTCGGCGTGGGTCTCGCTGCTCTCAAACACCGAGTCGGCGGGCGGCGGCTCGCTGCCGCTGAGCGGCGGCACGATGACCGGCGCGATCAACATGGGCTCGCAGCAGATCACAGCCCTCGCGGCCGGATCTGCCTCGACCCATGCCGTAAACAAGTCGCAGGTCGACGCGCGCGAACACCTCGTCACCGTCACGACCGGGGCGGTCTCAGGCACGGCCACTAAGCTGCTCGCCGTCGCCCCGTCCGGCATGACGATCGTCAACGCCTACGTGGTCAATCCGACCACCATCTCGACGAGCGCGACGAACTACTGGTCAATCCAAGTTGCGAACCAAACCCAAGGTTTCAACATGGCGTCGACGGCCTTCACGACCAACTCAACCGGCGGCAGCGCCATCACGGCCAACACCGCGACGAGCCTGCTCCTCAATCAGAACCTGACGCCCACGGCGCTCGACGTTCTGAACGTCACATTCACCGCGACCGGATCGCCGACTGCGTTCGCTGCGGACGCCGTCATCGTCATCCGGTACAAGGTCACCACCTAATCGGCTGCCGCGAACCTCGATTCCTTCCAACTCTTCTCCATTTCCTCCTGAGACGACACTTTTCCCTTCGCGCCAGCCGACCTTACAACCATGAGCAAACTCCTCGAAAACGCCGATCTCACCGACCTGCTACTCGGGCTGCTGCTCACGCTCGTGGCACTCGGCCTTCGTTGGTTGGCAAAAAAGGCCAAGTTCAACGAGGCGCAGACCGAAGCCATGGAACAGATCCTGCTTGCCACGCAGGACGTTCGGAGCTCCTACGTCGAAGCACTTCGCCAAGCCAACGAGGACGGCGTCGTGACCGAAGAGGAAAAGAAGAAGGCGATCGAGTTGGCCAAAGCCCTGCTCCTCGCGCGCGTCGGACCCGAGGCCAAGAAGGTCGTGCTCTCGTGGAGCGAAGAGCGGCTGCGCGGCCTGATTCAGCTGGCCCTCGACAAAGTCAAGAAGCCGGACTAATGGACTCCCTCAAGACTCTCGGCATCGACCTGACCCTCTGCATCGCCGGGACGGTTGGCGCGCTCATCACGCTCGGCAAGCGCGCGCTCGAGAACATCGGCGTCACCGTCTCGTCGATCGCGGCGGGCGTCGGGTGCGCGAACTACCTGACGCCGGTGATCCTCGCCATGCTCAACCTGAACGATCCGAAGTGGTCGACGGGCCTTGCGTTCATTCTCGGCACCATCGGCCTGAAGACGGTCGAGATCCTCGGACAGCGCGTCGAGGATTCCCTGCGAAAGAAGCCCGTCCCATGACCGTGCTGTACTGGATCGCCAACCTCTGCGGTCTGGTCGGCATGGCAATCATGATCGTCGGCATGTTCGGCCGCGAGAACTCGCGCGTGTACAGATGGCCCAGATGGCAGGCCGTGTCCCTGCGATCTTCAATGGTTGCCGTCATCGTCGGCCATGCTTACTGCGTGAGTCGACATGGGCACACCGACAATCGGCGAGGTCATCTTGGCCTGCGGTCTGGGCTTCTTGTTCCCGTGGACCGCTTGGTACCACTGGCGGCTGTTCGTCGTGAAGTACCGCGAGTCGATTCCGTTCTCGAAGGCCGACGTGGTCGAGGGTCACATCTCATGACGTGGCTGGTCGGCCTCATCACGGACCTGCTCGCCAAGGTGCTCGGCATCGCGTTCGAGAAGCAGAAGACCACCGGCGAAGTCACGCACGGCAACACCGAGCTGACAGCCACCCCCGTCGATGAACTCAAAGAGAAGGCTCGACGTTCTGGTCTACTTTGCCTGTTGGTGTTTCTTTGCGGCTGCGGCACCACGAAGGTGGTCGTGGCCACGCTGCATCCCGTGGAGCCCGCGACGGCCGGATGGCCGCGCGTGGCGCAGGATGAGGTCACCGTCATCCTCGACGGGACCGACAAGATCGGGGTGGTGAAGCCTGCCGCCGGGTACTTCCTCGTGCACGAGGCCGACCTGAAGGGCCTCCTCCGCGCTTTATCTGAAAAAAATAGGCGCAGGATTCCCCGTAAATCGTAAGCGTTTCACAACTTCCGAAGAAATCTTTAGGGGTGGGTCTTGTTATAATATCGCATGGCGGCATCATGGAAACCGCGCCCAACCTAGGGCGTTTGGAGCACTTAGATGCACGAAGAGTTGACCCTTCTGGATTGTTTTATCGACTTCGGTGTCGGCATGATGCTGATCATCGGGTTCTTCGGGATCGGCCTTCTGATCTACAAGGCCCTCGGAGGTGAAGAATGAGCCACCGCAAACCCCGCACCGTCGTGCGCAAGCCGCACCTCGACCGCATGTGCAAGCGTTGGAACCAACAGCAACTCGAAGCCCTCTACAGGCTTGAGTCGACCGGGGCCCCGCTCGCCGACCTCGCGGTCATCACCGGCCGCACCGAGCAGGCCATCCGGCAGCAGCTGGCCGATCATGAAGAAAAAGCTGAACTTCTCGACGTCCTTCATGGACGACGTCGTAATCACCGAGGGGTCGCCGCGGGGTGACCAGTCGTGACCCTTCGCGACAAGATCAACGAGAAGTTCGGCTCGATCACGGCCTTCGCCTCGGTGCTGAAGGTCGCTCAAAGCACGGTTTCGTTGTGGTGTCAGGGGCAGGCGGTTTCGCGTCGTCACCGCATGCTTGTCCTGATTTCGTTGGAACTGACCGAGCAGGAACTGCTTGGTCTGCAGCAGAAGAGTTTGAAGGAGACTTTCGATGGTTGAGATCATCAAAGGACGGTCATTCGCTCCGGACCGCATCCTCGTCTACGGCCGCCCCGGCGTCGGGAAATCGACGTTCGCGGCCGGGAGCTCGAACCCCTGTTCTTGGACATCGAACGCGGGTCGGGTGCCCTCGAGGTCGACCGTTGCACGCCGTGCAACTGGAAGGCCGTCAAGGAAACCATCACCGACTTCCCGGCGGGTTACACGACGATCGTCATCGACACGCTCGACGCCTTGGAGAAGTACATCTTCGCCGACGTCTGCGCCGAGGCCGACGTCCGCACGATCGAGGACATCGGCTACGGCAAGGGCTACGCCCGCGCCGTCGACCGTTGGATGGAGCTGCTCGGGCTCCTCGACGGGCTGCGCCTTTCGCGCGGCATCGAGGTCATCCTGATCGCGCACTCGACGGTCCGGACGATGACGAACCCGAGCGGGTCGGATTACACGAAGTGGGAGTTGTCGGTGCACCAGAAGTCGGTCGGTTCTCATCACCGCGTGGGCCGACACCATCCTGTTCGCCGACATCGACCACACGGTGACCGAGAACGAGAAGATCTTGGTGACCGGACGCCGCATCCTGCGCGCAGCGCCGGGGGCATGGGAGGCCAAGTGCCGCTACCGCGGGACGCCTGCTGTGCTCGAAAACTCCTACGAGGCGTACGCCGCGGCGCGCTCGAAGGCCGGGGCGAAGTCGACGAAGGAACTGGCAGCCATCGCCCAAAGCATGGTCGTCAACGTTCCGGACCTCGAGACGCAGAAGAAGATCGTCAAGTACATCGAGGACAACTTGGCGAACGGCAAGAACCTCGCGCAGGCCATCGAACGCATGAAGCAGATGGAGGCCGACCGTGGGATGGCTTGACGACACCGGCGGCAAGACCGCCAAGCTCGGCCTCGGCACGCACGTCGTGGACATCGTCCGCGTGACGTCGAAGAAGAAGGACGGCTCGCAGATCGTCGACAAGCAGGGCAACCCGCAGGTCGTCATCACCATGTCGAACGCTCAGGGCGAACTCGACTGGTGGGCTCCGGTCTCGGGCAAGATGCTGTGGAAGCTTCGCGCGGTGATCGCGGCGGCCCTGACCGGGCCGGAGATCGCCGAGCTGAAGGAGAACGGCATCGAGCCTATGCAGTTCCTCGACGACGCCTTCGCGCAGACGCACCTGCTCGGCCGCACGGTCACCGCTCGCGGTGTCCAGAATGGGCAGTACGTCAACTTCGAGATCGGCTTCTACGATCCGGCGATTCCGCACAACCTCCCTCCGGTTCCTCCTAAGGATCTGAAGGACGAAGTCGACGACGTGCCGTTCTAATGGCTGACCCACGCCAGCGTCGCGACCACCTCAGCCCGAACTCTCCGAGGGCGGGCTACGAGTGCGACCTGATGGGGGACTGCCTGCTGCTCGCACGTAGGCTCGACGCCTACGTGGCGAGTTGCGACGGCCGACCTGAAGGCATACAGAAGCGCATGCTCGCCCACGCCGAGCGCACGCTTGAGTTTTTGCGTGGACGGTTCAAGGACATAGAGACCCGCATCGACTTGGTGCGGAAAGGGGTGGGGGATGAGTCACTTGGGAAATACCCGCATGCTCACATCGAGCAGCACGGTCGTGTCATCGAGTCCGTTGCCGCCTTTCGAGAAGGCCGCATCGAGGACGTCGACGATGATCTTGAAGATCTTGGAATGGGGGCCGATGACTGACGAGCAGATCGTTAACCGGTTCGCGTCCATGGGCATCGCGTTCTCGCCGTCGGGCGTGCGCTCAAGGCGCGCGGAACTTTGCCGCGCCGGGCGGGTCGTCGAGCACGGCGAAACCCGGAACGCCGCGGGGAATCTCTGCTCGGTGTGGAGGCTGGCGTGAGGAGGCGTAAGCCCCGCGACTGGACGCGCGCCGCCATGGAACTGCCCGCCCGCATGCCCGACGGCATCGGGCGCGCACCCGGCGACCTGCTCTCGGCCTATCAGCAGATCGTGCTGCCCGTCCTCGAGCGCGCGACGATCAAGATCGAGAGCGCCACGCGCATCGACGACGCGGTTCGCGAGATGATCGCGGTCGAGCTGGTCGTGCGCCAAGCCTTGGAGGTGATCCGGCCATGACCTTCGACTACAGGTTCGATCGGCGCTCGGCGATAGGCGCGTCGGAACTTGGCACCGTCATGGACATCAGCCCGTGGGGCAGGCCGTCTGACGTTTGGGTGCACAAGCGGTGCGGCCAGCAGATTTCGCGCGACACCTTCTTCACCCGCCGAGGGAACGACCTCGAGTGGCTTGTGAAGCAGCTCTACGAAAAAGAGACCCGGCACGTGGTCCTTTCGCAGGAGACGACGATCCGGCACCCGCAGGTCCACATGCTTTCGTGCACCCCTGACGGGTGGATCAAGAAGGGCGTGCACGGCCTTGAGATCAAGACGGTCTTCGGCGAGGCCCACCAGGGCGAGTGGCGCGTCGGGGAGATTCCGCTGCACTACATTCTGCAGGTGCAGATCTCGATGGAGATCACCGGCGCGGACAAGTGGGACCTCTGCGCCTACCTCGTGCGGCCGGGCCACGCCGAGGACGACGACCCGCCGGGCGAGTTGGTCACGACCCGCATTTACAAGGACCAAGCCCTGTGCGACATGCTCGTCGCGTGGTCGGTTCAGTGGTGGGCATGGCACGTCGAAGATGGTGTTCCCGTGGTGGACACAAAGGCGACCCTCAAGGATCGGATCGCCGGATTCCGTGCGAAGGTTGACAGCATGCGCTCTGGCGGGCAGGCTGCTGACCTACGTCGCAGGATGGTGCAGAGTTACGTCTGTTGGTGATCGGAATGGGGAGGCATCGTGGCATTCATCAAGTGGAAACCGGGCGGCGACCTTGCCGCGTCGAGGCTCGCCGACCGTCTGGTCGAGCGTCGATGGTCGCCGCGTTCGACGGCTCACTACGTCGCCGAGGGCATTCTGATGCGCGTTAAGTTCCACGCGTACACGCACCCGAACACGCCGATCGAGGGTCTCTCGGCTACCGACTTTGCACGGGTGTGCGAGTGGTTCCACCAACGCAACCCGTCCGAGTTTCGGTCCGTCGTGCTCGATTCGTTGCGAGTTGGCAACGAGTTGGTGCAAGTTGGTGACGAGTTACTGCAAGTTGGTTGCAAGTTGTTGCAAGCATCGAATAACCAACTTGATGTTTCTCCCGCAGAAAAGTGGCCATCGAATGTTTTTGGACGGAACTCAGAGAAGAGAAGAGAAGAACAGACCCCCCCAAGGCCCCCTGCCGGGGGCGCAACGTTGCTGCGCGCTGAGTGGGATCGGCAACGAGCGGCCCGACGACTTGACCCGACGCCACCGAACGCACGGACGGTCGAGAAGGCACTTGAGAGGCTTTTAGAGATCGCCGGATCGTTCGATACGGCTCGGCGGTCGATTTCCGTCTTCTTCGCCTTAGACGACCGCTGGGTGGCTTCTAGGGGTACGACGGTAAAGCCCTTCTCGATCGCCTTGAACAGGTGGTCGGACGGGCGGTTCGTCCCTCAAACGTGGTCGCAGCGCCACAGATAAGTTCAGCACCCGACGAGCCCGCCGCCGACCCTCGCGTCGCCGCCGAACTTGTCGACCGGCTGAAACAAAGGAAACGCATCTAGGTCGGCGGCCGGTTCCGGATGTTCCGGGACGACCGAGGCGGTTTCATCACCCCAACCGCATCGCCTCGGGGCCGTCGGCTCACTTTTCGGGAAGTCAGGAGGACCATGGAAACCAAATTTCGAAAGAGCTGGGTCTCGTTCCGAGAGGATCGACAGCCCGGCCTCGCCATCACCGTGCGCAAGTGCACGACGAATCGCAGGACCACGGCGGTCGAGATCGAGCTGATCTACAACCCGAAGGACGGCGAGCCCTTCGTCGTCGTCATGAAGGAGAACGTCGCCGAGACCACGAACATGATGGCCACCCTGCTCGCGGCCGTCTTCTCGGCATCAGATGCCGTCGACGAGGCCCGCGACGCATCAACGGAGAAGAAGTCATGACGAAGGAACGTCCGCTCTACTGGCCCGAGGACAGGATCAAAGAATGGATCGAGGGCGAGCGCCTCGACACCCCGTACGAGTCGCCGACGATGTGGCTGCAGCACGGCCGCAACGTCCACCGTGTGCGCCGCTGGACGTCCGGGCGCTACGAAGTCGTCGACATCGCGACGAGCGAGTACACCGACATGAACACCTCGGAGTTCGCCGCCTTCCTTGCCGGGTTCTGGAAGGAAGGTTCGATCTCGGGGTTTCAAGTCGACAACAACAACGGCATGGACCTGAAGCGCGAACGCACCGGACAGGAGGAAGTGCAGTGACTCACCGCTCCATCTGCTGCAACCGTTTGCCCGAACTCATCGAGGTCGAGGACATGGTGGCGCTCTTCTGTGGCAACCGGGAGTGCGAGACGTTCGTGTTTCAGTTCTTGCCCGACGTCGACCTCGACGAGCTCGAATCGTGGTGGGACATGAAGTGCGGCCGCATCGACGGCAACAACACCGTCAGCCTCGCCCGCATGATCAAACGCAACCGCCTGCCCAAGCGGCTGCACCACGTGTTCGAGCAGCACAACTGCTACACGCTGCAGGACATCAAGGACCTTAAGCCGTCCGTCGCCCGTCGCCGGTTCGGCCTGACCCTCAAGGAAACCGCCCAGCTCTTCAGAGCGGCGAGAAAGGACACGTGAGCAAATCTCCAGAAGATCTCCGGAAGATCTCCGGTAAATATCCGGCAGATGTCCGGAAGGATCTCTTGGTCGACTTGCACCATGCGTTACCAAGTTCTGCATTTTGGATCGAAGTCCGAGTTGAAGACCTCAAAAACCTACCGAAAGATGCAAAAATCTTTTGGGTTGATGGAGAAGAAAGGAATCGAGATGAAGACCAGTGATCTCTACTGTCAACTGTTTAACCTCGAAGCGAAGCTTGAGGAAAAGAATGCGCAACTGCTGAAACTCAACGACGAAATCGAAGAGCTCAAAGCCAAGAAGGAAGAAGCGCTTGACGCGCTCGCCAAGACGCTCGGCATGGTGCCCGCGAAATCCGACAACGTGACGTTGTGCGTTCCGAAGCGATTCTGCGCGGACCGCCAAGAGTTCAGGCGTCGGCTCCACGGGCTGATGCAGGTGCTCGACTCGGAACCCAACGTCTTCCGCTCAAGCGAAGAAATCATCTCAAAGGCCATTCACATGTTGCACCTAAACCCGGCCTGCCACATCACGCGCGAAAGCCTTCTGCATCAACTGACTCGGCTCGGCAAAGAAGGCTACATTGAGCGCAAACGCCCCCACGCAAACGCGCAATACGTCTACAAACCGAAGGCGCTCGGTGCCTGAAAAGGCGTTCACCTCCGACGACTGGCCTACGCTTCTAGCGCCGGCTCTCGCCTACGTGGCCGTCGAACTCGACGTCCACGTGGGCAGGGTGGCCTACGCCTACTTGCGCCAGTCCCAACACTTCGTGGTCCCCGGCAAGCAGCACGAAGACGTCGTCAAGAACTTCTTCGCACCGTTGATTGACGGCAACCGAACATTCGACCCGAACGCCGTTTGGCAGCACGCCGACTTCGGCGGCGTGCTCGGGCACATTGGCCCAGCGTCGTCGCGGCGCTACCCAAGGCCGTCGAAGATGCACGCTCGGCAAAGGCCGGGCGGACTCGACGTCTGTGCAAGACCGAACGCGACATCTGCGACTTCGTCGAAGAGATTGTGTTTCGGCTGTCCTCTTGGCATCTCGCCGAATCCGGCGTGACCAACCACGAACTCGAAATCCACCCAAGCCGCACGTTCCGCGAGCGGCTCGAAAGGCTGAAATGACCGACAAGAACGTCTACATCCTCAAGGACATCATCAACACCGTCGTGGCCTCGAAGAAGGAACAGATCCTCATCTGGTACTGCCCTAAGTGCGCGAAGCACTTCCCGCAGTTCCTGTCTTCGGGGACCGCGACGATCTGCACCATGTGCACGGAGCCGCGCTGATGTACCGCGGCTACCTGTTCACCGATGATCGGCAGGCATGGGACACGCTCGGCCACGACGATCAGGTGCTCGGGGCCATGCGCCTCGAGATCGCGCCCATCGACCACCTGCGGCAGAACGGGTTCCCCGCAACGCCACCTGCGTCATGGTCTACGGAGCCGGCGCTCCTGCACGCGAATCGTTCCGGCCCTTCGAGCAGAACCGGTTCCGCGTCATGCAGTCCCTGCCGACGTGGACCGACATCGCCCGGTGCACCGAGTTGGTCGGCCTGGCCGAACTGCACGACCCGCAGTTCTTCGCGCCGACCGTCTCGGTCATCGTGTCGACGCACAAGCCTGCCCTCTTCGAGGAGGTGCACGCCATGCCGTCGATCAGGCGGCAGACCTTCCGAGACTTCGAGGTGGTGGTCGTCTATGACGGCCACCCGCCTGTCGGCATCAAAGGCGTCGACACCGAGATCGGCATGCCGAACGTCAACCGCATCGGCTACTTGAAAGGCATGGCCGTCGCCGCGGCCCGTGCCGACATCGTCGTCGAACTCGACCACGATGACGAGCTGATGCCCGACGCCCTGCAGGTGATCGTCGACACGTTCCAACGCATGCCGTGGGTCGGGTTCGTCTACTCGAAGTTCGCCGAGGTCAAGGCCGACGGCACGTGCAACGAATACAACTCGTACCTGTGGAACTACCAGACCGTCGAAAAGGACGGACGCACGTTCAGGGTCGGCGACCTGCACGACGTCGAAGGCAAGGCGATCGTCAACGGCGACGAAGACCCGACGATCATGCACATGGGCCTATGCCCGAACCACGTCCGAGCGTGGCGGCGCTCCGAGTACTTCGCCATCGGCGGCTACCGCGACCTGCCGTGGTGCGACGACTACGACCTCATGCTCCGGTGGCGGCTGCGCTCGAGGACGCGCATGCACGGCATCGACGAGCTGCTCTACGTTCAATACATCGGCGACTCGACGTGGGTGAAAGACCCCGCCATGCTCACCCGCGGCATGCTCTCGGTGCAGGAGCACTACAAGGCCGATCTCGTGCGCTACCTCGGCGCTAGAATGGAGTAGTGACCGAGGCCGACATCCAACGAAAGATCCTCGACTGGGCGGCAGAGCACCCCGATCGGGTGCCCTGCCTCTTTCGTTGCAACAGCGGCATGTTCGTCTCGTACACGGGCAACCCGGTCCGCGGCGCTCCGAAGGGCACGCCCGACCTCATCGGCTACCTCCCGGACGGCCGCATGCTCGCCGTCGAGGTCAAAGGTCCGAAGGGCGTCCGACGGCCCGAGCAGACTCAGTGGATCGTCAAGGCCCGAGCGAACGGCGTCGTCGCCAACTACGTCATGAGCCTCGCGCAGTTCGTCGAGATGCTGCCCCCGGTAAACTAGGGGCATGATCTCGAAACCCGAATACATCCCGCAAGAACCGTACAAGTGGGACGCCGTCAAGGATCATTTCCTCCGGTACCTGCGGCAGGGTGCGACCCGCACGCAGGCCGCCAAGCGGTGCATGATCGAGCCGTCGACGGTTCACCGATGGGCTAAGAATGCCAACCTTGCGGCACAAATGGTCGCCGCCGAAGAGGAGTTCTATGACCTCCTCGAGCGGTCGGTTCTGTGCAAGGACTACGTCAATCCCGAGTGCCCGGCAGGCGATAAGCCCGAGCTGCTCGTCAATCCGGACCGCGCGCTCAAGATCCTGCAGGCACGTGCCGAGGCTTGGAAACTCAAGCAGGCCGTCGAGCAGACCCAAAAGATTTCGATCATGGAACTGATGGAGAACTCCGAGCATGTCGGCCGAGTCACCGATCAACTCAGCGACATCGACGGCATCGAGTGATTCGCGGTTCGCCCAGAAGGTTCTAGGCTGGCAGCCGTGGGAGGCGCAGGCCCGCATCCTGCGGTCCGTTCGAGATCACCGGCGAACGCTCGTCATGGCCGGTCACGCCGTCGGCAAGACCCGAACGCTGGCCTCCTCATCATCGAGTGGATGGCCATGCGGCCGGGCGCGCGCGTCGTCTGCACCGCCTCGACGAACAAGCAGGTGCACTCGATCTTGTGGCAGGAGATCCGCAAGCTCGTCGAGCAGTCGAAGGTGATCATCGGCGGCGACCTCAAGGAAACGAAGTGGCGGTTCAAGGACCGACTCGCCGAGGCGCTGTCCGTCGATGACCCGACGGCGATCCAAGGTGTCCACGGCCGCGCGAACCTCGTCGTCGTCGACGAGGCCGAGGGCGTGCACCAGTCCATGTGGGACGCGCTCGAAACCCTGCTCTCGTCGAAGGGCTCGCGAATGGTCCTGTGCTTCAACCCCGTCAC